TTATTACAAAGTCTTTTTTGTCAAGTAGTGTTCCCTCGTATTGTGCTATGTCGCTTAAATAGTCATACACATAATCCCACGATTTACCTGTTGCACAAGAAATTGCTCTTATAACGCAATCATCCTCAAATTTATTTACTGCATTTGCATTATAGTATCTATACACTTTACATCATACTTCTTTGTAATGTTTCTCTTAACATTTGCTTTTGTTGTTGAGTGTCTGCTTCTTCATATAGAACTTTAATAAAATCTTCTAATGCTTTTACCATATAATGAAATGATTTATCTGTTTCTTCTCCTGCTCCATATCTTGTTCTACTTTCTTGGTATCTTCCATATTCTCCTGCCATTCTTCCTATTTCATCTTCGCCACGATACCTCATATCTCTTCCTCTTGCTCCATAGTTTCCATAGTTCCCATAACTATCATATCCCGGACCTCTTCCACGATAATTTCCGTATTCTCCGTACATTTCTTTATCCTCCTTTGCTAAATGTTTTATTTTGCTTAATTTATATAAATGGTCTAAATTGTTTGTTGTTATGCCCTCTTCTATAATTCTATTTATTGATTCCTTTGTTTTCTCTATTACCTTATCTTCCATCTTTTCCACCTCCTTTTAAAAGACTTATTATTTCTTTGTTCTGCTCTATTATCTTTTCTAAGTACTCTTTATCTTGTTTTTGTAATTCCTGCATTAAATCGCCATTGTTATAGTCTTTAAACAAAACTTCTAACCCTATCATTTGCAGTATTAACGATAAATTGTTTACCATTAAATTCCACTTCTTCTGATAATGCTAATATTGGCGTTTTTAACAATAGGTATTTCTGTGTCTGTTGTTGTTCCATCATAAGTTATACTTGGTACACTTGCGACCGTAATGCTTACACTACCTCTGCCACATACTCTGATGAATTTTTTAGAAGATATATTGGTATAGATTCCAACTGTTACAGGCGTGTCCATTTCACTTCCTGCTAGTTGAGTTCCATCTGTGAAAATAGCAAAAGCAACATTTCCGGCAGTTGCACTCGTTACATTGGCATTGAAATTAACCTCATAAATTCCACCTGCCACAATATTAAATGTTGCACTCCCCTCGTTATGGTTTAACCATCCATTAAAACAATTTGCACTTGCAGTTCTTAAATCTGTATCGGCAAAAGTGATAGGGGAAGTATTAGAGGTTAATACTAATTCTTGTTCTTGTACACTTTGTATCATTTTCATCTCTCCTTTCTTAATAAAAAAGAATAGGTCTTGCCTATTCTCTTGGTTAGGACAATAATGTCCTTATCAATTAGCAAGTTCTCCTTTGAGATTGTCTTATTGACTATTTGCTATACGATTGTGTTTCCAAAAAAACCATTCCCATAAAATCCACCATTAAATCCATAAGGATTGTACAAAGATTGATATGGCGAACTTACTAACCAAGCAGGTGTAGGATATGGTCTTACTGAATTAATAATGCTTGATTCAATATTTCTATTTGAAATCTCTGTCTGTGCTTCATTTAGTTTTTCTCTTAAATCTGCAATGACATTTCCATTTAAGGCATCTAGGATTCTTTGAGTGTTTTCTAATCCTTGTGCTTTTAATTCGCAACAACAACTATCTAATTTTGCTTGATTGCTTAACGCATTAATACTTGCTTGATTTTCTAATTGTGTTGTCTGCATTAAAATATCTCTTTGTGTTTGACTTTCTGCTAATTGGTTAGCGTATTTACTGTCTAATATAGAATTTTGCAATCCCATATTTCCTGTTAATACATCACTTCTCAAATTACAAAGATTTGTTGCATTGGTTGAAAAACCATTTGAAATTAGATTGTTTGTATTTTGGAATCCATTGTTTACATCTCTTTGAGTAAACTCTGATGAAATATAATCGGTGGTTGCTATATTATTTCCGTTCCAATTATTACCAAATCCAAATCCGTTGTTTCCTCCAAATAGAAGTGCTAGTAAAACTAACGCCCAAATTCCATCCCCACCAAAAAATCCACTGTTACCAAATCCGTTTCCGTACATTACTGGATATGGATATGTGTTGTTTGTTGCTAGGTCAACTGTTGGTACTATTCCGTTACTTCCATTCATTCTTATTCCCTCCTCTCTTTGTTGTTTTATATCAAACACTATTTAGTGTTGATACTATCCTTTAAACTTTCTATTAAGTCGCTTGAAAACCCCATCTTTTCTGCTTGTGTATAAAAGTTTTCCATTTGTTCCGGAGTGTATTTACTTGTTATTTCTTTAAACATTTCTATCGGATTGTTTTGGTTTTGTCTTGCTTGGCTTACCATTTGAAACATTTGTGGATTCTTCGCTTTTAACTGATTCATCAACATTTGTACTATTTGTCCGTGCATTTTCTTCCATACCTTTCTTTAATTCCTCTATTTGTGCTTGTAAAAATTCTATTTGCAAGTCCTTTTCATCTTTCTGTACTATCTCTTTTAACTCATAACTTTTTATTTCCCCTTTTGTGTTCTTTACCCATAAAACGCTCATATCTTTGCTAAAATACGGCGTATCTCCTATTACGAAATCTTTTTGTACCTCTTCCACTGAATTGGCATATCTTATGGTTGAATTACTGCTAGGTGCTATTTGAAAATTTTGAGTCAAATTTGTTGGCGTTGGTTGTACAGGTTGTTGTGGAATTTGACTTTTTAATTTTTCTAATTCCGATATTTGGTTGTTAATCCTGTCAACTGCTAGTTGTGGATTGTAATACGAATTAAACATTTTCCCTCCTTAAACAAAAAAAGAGGAGAACTGATAAATGCGTTTTAAACAAATATCTTTTGTCCTCCTCTGATACAACTATATAATTTTAAAGACTTGTATTAAGGCAAAATAAAAGCAACTATTCAATCAACATTAATAGTCGGAATAATTGCATTTGATAATAGTCATTGTATAACTTTTTTAATTTCTTTATCTCATAACTGATTGTTCTTTGACTTACGCCAATCTCTAAACTCATTTTAACAATACTATCTTTGTTTATCATCATATCTAATATTCTTTTTTGCTCATCCGTAAGCGACACATTCCTTATAAAGTCATCATAGATTGCACTAATCTTTAATTTCTCAACCATAGATTCACTCCTTTTTTTGCATATTATAATAATCATTTTTTATTAAAGAAAACGCAATCAAATTGCAAATATATCTTTTTATATCTTTTCATATCTTTTCATATCAAAACATATCATTGATACAAAATAAAAAAAGACTTACATAAGTCCTTTTGTTAATTCAAATATTTTTTTCCTTTTCCTGCATATTGTTATAATACTGCACTTGTAATCGGATGCCAATTCCTTAACTGTCTTGCCGTTGATTATGTCATTCAAGATATTCTTTTCACTCTGCCTTAATATCTTACTTGTCATTATATAATTATAAACCTCCGGCGAATAGTCATAATAATAATTAAACTTTTTCATATTCACTCTCCCTTTTTTTGTCGCATATTATAACACAAACACCGTTTTATTGCAATAAAAAAAGACCATACACGGTCATTTGATAAAACTTAATACGATTGCTACTAATCCTGTGATAACGGCTCCCCAAGTGGTTCTTAATAACCATTTGTTGTTGTCCTCTATCTTGTCTAATCTTATCTTGTTGTTTAAGGAAAGATTATACGCATTGTTTACCTTTGTTTCCAATCCTTTAAAGTCCTCTAATAATGTTTCTATCTTTGTTAATCGTTTAATTACATCTATTTCAAATTCAAATCCTTCTTTATTTTGCATATTAATCCTCCCTATTCTTGCTACTCTAATTATAACATTTTAATAAATTTATAGCAAATCGTTTTCCTAGAATGTATTTTAAGCGTTTTATCTTTGATTAACAATACAATCATACACCTCGATTCATTTCATAACACATAAAAAAAGACTTATGCTTTCTCTATGATGATTTTACCATCTTTTGCATAAATCTTAATTTCTGAATCTGCTAACTCTGTTTGGTCAACTATTACTTTTGGAATATGTAATATGTAACAATTAATCTTTTGTTCCCCTTTAAGAGTTGCATATTTCTGCTTTGTTAATTTTGCCATTGTTATTCCCTCCATTTGCCATCATATATCTCTTCATCTATCCATATATCATTATCTTTATCATAAGTGTATATGTTCTTTCTTACCCATCCATTTTTTTGGAATGTTTCAGTACTGATAAAATCCGTTCCTATCACTACGACCACATCTTCTTTGTTTTCTTTTCTATAAGCAAGTATATCTTTTTCTAATTCATTATTTATAAACTTTTGTTTCATTTCCTCAATAGTCATTTTTTTCATTTCCTCAATAGTCATTTTTATTCACTCTCCCTTTTAATTTCATAATCAATTAACATTCCTATATGTCCTAATAAACTTTCAATCGCTCTTTGTATTGTTATTTGTTCTTCTAATGTAAATTTGTATTCTTTTTTCATACTTGATTCCATATATTTTTCTATTGATTTTATCATTTTTTTTGATTCTTTACTCATATTATTCACTCCTTTTTTATTAATTGTTAGAGGGGATTATTTCCCCTCTATTACT